ACCGCGGCGTCGGTCTTTCCGCCACCGCTGGCTCCGTTGACGGTGTTGCAATGATTGACGCCGCCTCTGGCGATTACGTCACCGTGCAATTCCTCAGCGCAAACGGCACGCTCCAGGGCACGCTCGTTGGCGCTCCTGTCACCGTTGGCGACACGCTGTTTGCCGGCGCATCTGGTCAAGTCGGTCCCGCGGGCACCGTGACCATCGGCAAGTCCCTCACGACCTCGGCCGACAACGGCGCTATCATCGAGTTCATCCCGAAGAACCTCTAAACCAAAATAATTACCTACCATGTACACTAATTCTGCTGCCGTTTTCCGCGGCGATGTTGCCGGCGTCCTCGAACAAGCCAAAGACTGGGAGACTGGTCTTATCGGCTTGGGCGTCATGCCCGTGCTCAATGTTCCCGTGCGCGCCGGTCAGTATCCGTCGTTCCTGCTCAAAGAGGGCCAGCTCCTCAAGAGCGAGGTCAAGAACCGCGCTCCGTATTCGTCCTTCGCTCGCGGCACGCGCTCCTTCAATCAGGAGACCTACGCCGCTTTGGAGTACGGCTACGAAGAGGCCGTTGACGACACTGTGATCGCCGACGTGTCGCGCTTCTTCGACGCCGAAGTCGTGGCCGCGAAACTCGCCAAGCGCAAACTCCTGCTCGCTCACGAGCTGCGCGTTGCCGCCGCGATCTTCAACACGTCGAACTTCACCTCGACGAACAGCGGCACGGCCTACACCGTCGCCAACCTCGCGACGTTCGACGCCGCTCTCGACGTGCAGGACGCGATTGACCGTCTGCTCGCCAAGGGCGAGAGCACGAACAACCTCAAGGTTGTAATCCCGTATCCCGTGTGGACCCGCATCCGCGCCTCGACGAAGTTCCAGAACCGTCTCCGCGGCGCTGGTATGTCGTCCGACACGATCCTCAACGCGTCGCTCGCGAACGCTGCCGAGGTCTTCGGTGTTGCCGAGGTGCTGATCGGCCGCACGAGCTACGACACCGCCGCCGAGGGCATCGCGTTCTCCGCCGGTAACGTCTGGGCCAATACCTACATCTGGGTTGGCTCGGTCACCGAGTCGTCCGGTGGCTTCTTCGGCGGCGGCGCCGGATTTACCCTCAACTGGAGCGAATACGGTCCCGCGGTCGGCGTGTTCACCTACCGCGACGAGACGATCAAATCGAACATCGTGCGCGCTTCACACTACGTGTCCGAGAAGATCGTCAACGGCAACGCGGGCCAGTTGGTTGCTACCCAGTACAGCTAATCCCTCGCGGATTCAGCTTAACGCCTCGCGCTCCAAAAGGGCGCGAGGCTTTTCGTTTTGACGCCTCCGCAAGCGTCATGCCACGAATCTCCCTTTGCGTCATCTGCGGCAACGAGTCCGAGCACATCGCCGCAATGCTCAATTCGTTCGCGCCGTGCTTCGACGAACTCTCGCTCGTGCGAGCCATCGGCAAGCGCGAGCCGGACGACACGATGCAACAGGCGCAAGCGTGGTGCGCGGCGAACGGCAAAGCGTTTCTCTTTGGCGAATACCGAAACGGATTTACGGCGCGCGACTGGGATCACGTCGATTCATTCGGGGCTGCGCGCAATCAGGCGTTTCGCCAAGCGACCGGCGATTGGCTTATCTGGGCTGACTGCGACGACACGTCGGAAGGCGCGGACAAGCTGCGCGCTGATCTCTCCGCGATCCCCGCGGACGTCTCGATGGTGCGCTACGCCTATGACGTGCGCGGAAGCGGGAAAAAGCTTATGCGCGAGCGAGCGATTCGCGCGACCGCGTTTCGCGATGGGCGCATCTGGCATCATGCAGTCCACGAAAACCTTTTAATTCTTCCCGGCGACAAGCACGAGGACCGGCACGCGTGCGTCTGGATCCACTCGCCCAACAGCGTAAAGCGCGAGAATCGCCGTCGAAATCTCCGCATCCTCGGCAACAGCGTGATCGAGTGCGCAACGCAGTATTTCTACATCCACCAAGAGCACTATTGCAACCAGGACAAGCAGGCCGCGGAGCAGTTCGGCAAGCTCGCGCTGGGCTTCCCGAATCTACAACCGTCGTTTCGCTACGAGACGCTTCTCAACCTCGCGCGCATCTGCGGCAATTACCGCGAGGCGATGACGTATTGTATGGAGGCGCACGGAATCTTTCCGTGGTGCCGAGAGGCGATCGCCGCAATGATTCTTCTTCACTTCGAGAAACGCGATGCGCGGCGCGCGACATGGTGGGCCGACCGTATGCTCGAACTTCGCGAGCCAAGCGAAGCCGAGAGGCCGTGGACGCATGAGGCGAAGTATTACGGCTGGGCCGGCTTCGACATTGCGGCTCGGGCGCACCGCATGGCGGAAAACGCGAACAAGGCGAGCGAGCTTCAGCGCAAGTTCCATGCGGGAGTAACGCCGACGATTTCGCTCATCCACGCGACGCGCGGTCGCTCAACGAAGGCGGTTGGATGCCGTGAGTCTTGGATGAACACGGCGGCGAATCCTTGGAACGTCGAGCACGTCTTCGCGGTGGATTCCGACGACAAGGAAAGCGTCGCGATGGCGAAGCAGTTTGTCAGCGTCACGAGTCACGGTCGGTCATGCGTTGCAGCGTGGAATCTCGCGGCAAAGTCGGCGCGCGGAGATTTGATCATGCAGCTTTCCGACGATTGGTTGCCGTCTCCGAACTGGGACTTGAAGTTGCTGGACCTCGTGAAAGGTCGAGACCTCGCGCGCGAGCAAATCGTGATCGCGGTAAACGACGGTCATCGGCGCGACGACCTGCTCTGCATGGCGATTCTTTCCCGCGGCCGGCTTGAGGCCCAGGGCGAGCTTTTCTTCGACGGCTACGAATCCGTTTTCAGTGACAACGAGTTCTCCGTGCGCGCCTTCGCTGACGGCGTGGTGATCGACGCGCGCGACAAGATCACGTTCGAGCACGCACACCCGGCTTTCGGCAAGGCGCCGATGGACAAAACCTACGAGCACAACAATTCAAGCGAACGCTACAAGGCCGGCAAGGCGTTGTTCGACGCTCGCAACCCATCAAAATGACACATCACGACGGCTACGAAATCTGCAAAGAAACGGGCGCGCTGAAATCAATCAGTCGCGAGATTACGGCGCACTACGACCACGCCTACGTTGCGCGATATGAGAATTATCCGCAGGCCGAGCTTTCAAAGATTCGCGCCGAAATCGTGATGAAGCACGCAGGCCAATTCGAGAACATTTGCGACGTCGGATTTGGCACGGGCGCTTTCCTTTCCGAGATCGGCCACCGGAACCCGATGGCAACGCTTCACGGCTTCGACGTCTCGCCCTATCCGCCCCCGCATTTCGTTCGCATCGAGCCGGACTGGCAGGAAAAGGAATGGGACGTTGTGACGTTCTTTGACTCGCTTGAGCACTTCGTTGACCTACCGAAAGTCCGGGCCAAAGTTGTCGTCGTTTCCGTTCCGTGGCTTGACTGCGTGGCTGACGAGAAATGGTTCGCGCAGTGGAAGCACCGCCGTCCCGGCGAGCATCTTTGGCACTTTACGTCGCTCTCGCTCTCTCGCGTGTTTCAGCGGATGGGTATGCGGGAGGTCTATGCCGGCAACCCCGAGGACGCGATTCGCATCGGCGACGGCAAGCGGCCGAACATACTTACGATGGCGTTTGCCCGATGAAAATCTGTCTCGCCTATCCGCAGCGCCTCGGCGACATCATCCGCATCCTGCCGATCGCGCGGCACTTCGCGGCCGACGGAAACAAGGTGCTCGTCGAGTGCCTGCCGCCGTATCACGAGTTCTTTGATTGCGTGAGCTACTGCCGGCCGTCTCTGCGTGCGGAACGCGATGCGCACCGCTTCGACGTGGTGCTTGACCTCGAAATCTGGCCGACGCGGTTCAACGAGTTCGTCGCTTCCGGCAAGACCTGGCTGGACTTCGTTTACGGCTCAAGCCCGATGCTCGCCGGGATCGACCGCAAGCCAGTGTTCGACCTGATCGACGAGATGCCGGGGCTTGCCGACTACGGCTTGCCGGCCGACGCGAGCGTCTTTTCGCCGTTCGGTTATTCGCAGCGCGACAGATACACGCTCAAAAGCCTCGCAGAAGAGGCAAAGAAGCGCATTTGCGGGCCTTTCGTGACCTTGGCTGACCCTATTCATGCCGACGCGCTTTCAAGGGCTGGAATCGCGCGCAATTCAATCCTGACCGCGCATCGTTCGTCGCACCTGACGCGCCTACTGCGTGATGCGAAAAACGTCTTCACGATCAATTCCGCGCCGTCGATTATCTGCGGGGCCGTGCGCAGCGAGTTTTGGCACGTCCTCGGAGGCGAACCGCAGAACGACGCGATCTCGCCCGCCTCGCGCATTGTGACATTCGGCGCCTAGGCATGGCCGTCCGCGACTTCGACCCGACTCAGCTCTCGACCGACTTTGACGCGATCTTGTCGCAAGCCGGAATCACGTTCTCGTTTCTCGGCGCAAGCGTCACCGGCGTCTGGTCATCCTCGCGTGATGCGTTCGCCGACTTCGAGAACCAGCGCCGCGACGAGTCGAAGTTCACCGTGTTTCTGACCACGAGCCAAGTCGCGACAACGCCGGCGCAAAGCCAGACCCTCGTGCGCTCGGGCATCACCTACTTTGTCGAGCAAGTGCGATTTGACGCCGAAGGAACGGGCGTCGAGATGGACGTCTGTAAGGCAATATGAACTTCTCGGTAAAAGTGGACTCGGCGAAGCTGGAGTTCGCGCTGGCTCGGCTGGCTGACGCTGCGCGCGTGGAGCTGGGCCAAGTGATCAAACAGGAGGGCGGGCTCGTCGCAAAGACGCTGATGCTGATTATCCCGCCGACGACCGGCAAATCTTCCGCGGGCAACCCCGGCTCTGGCGGCATGAGCACGGCGGCAAAGCAACAGGGCGAGAGCGCAATCAAAGGCGACCTATTCGGCGGCAAGAAGGCGTCAAGCGCGCGCTACTCGTCGATTGGCTTGTTTCAGCGCATCGGCAGCTCCTCGCTCGTGCCTCCGCGCAACGGCATCGGCGAAACCGTCGGCGTGCGTCTGGGCTGGGAGCAGTCAAAGAAGATTCGCATCATGTCGCGTTACTGGAAGCCGGCCGCGTCTGCGTCCGAAATGTCGGCTTTCCACAAACGCTATCGCAACGCGCGCGGGCGCACCGGCAACGTGTCGCAAAGCTCAATCGGTAGGTGGCAGGTTCAAGATCAAATGTGGATTCAAGACGCGTCGGCAGATGCGTATTTCAATCTCGTCAAGGCGCGCGTCGGCTGGAGCAAATCAGGATTTGCCGCGGCTGCGCTCGCGTGCGGGATTCGCGTCCCCGCGTGGATTCGCCGGCACGCTTCCGCGTCTGGAACTACTTCGTTTAACTTCGGGCGAAACCCTTACATCGTCGGCACCGCGACGAACACGAAGATTCCCGACATCAATCGTTACGTCGATAACGCGATGGCGATTCGCGTTAAGGTCACGCAGCAAAAGGTTGACCGCATCCTCGCGAACAAGGCCGTCAATCTGGGCTTCGCCAAAGTGGACGGCGCCGGGAAAATCCAATACAAAGAACCATGAGCACACGCACCGACATCCGCAACGCAATCGGGACCGCGCTGACCACGGCGGGCGTCGTCGTGACCGCAAATCTCATCCGCGGGCGAAACAACACCATCGCCAGCGTGAGCTTTCCGTCCGCTGCGGTTTACGCGATCAACGAGCAGATTGAAGTTCGCACGATGCCGATCGGTCGCGGCGAGCAGTTCCGCCAGCTCCAGGTCATGGTTGATTATTTCACGGCGCAGACCTCGGCCACCATCATTGACGACCTATTTGACACGGGCTCCGCCGCAGTTGAGGCCGCAATCTTGGCAGACCCGACCCTAGGCGGCGCTTGTAGGGACACGCATTTAACGTCCGTCGATTATGTGATCGAACCCGACGAGGATAAACGATGGGGCGTCGCTCGGCACACTTTTAACTGCATCTACCTAACCACCGAATAACATGGCCAACCAACTCGGACGCTCTGGCGTCGTCAAAATCTCATCCACCACCGTCGGCGAGCTGCGCAACTACTCGCTTTCGCACTCGTCCGATACCGTTGAGGATTCCGTTATCGGCGACACCTACCGCACGCGACGCGGCACGATGAAAACTTGGAACGTGTCCGGCTCCGTTTACTGGGACCCGATCGACGCCGGCCAAGTGCTTTGCTCCATCGGCTCGTCCGTGACTGTGAACCTTTATCCGATGGGCATCACGGCGACTTCGACTTACTACTCCGGTGGCGGCGTGGTCACGAAGTTCGACATCACCGCGGCTTTCGACGGCATGGTTGAGGGCTCCATCTCCATCGAAGGCAACGGCGCGCTCTCGACTTTGACAGTCTGAAGAGGCGCATGGACGCAATCGACCTTGTTCGGGAACATTTCGCTTCACTCGGCACCAAGAAAATTGAGGTGCCCGAGTGGAAGCTCACGGTTTACGCAACGCCGGTCACTCTCGCGGAAAAAAACAAGCTGTATCGCAAGAGCCGCGAGAGCGACATGGAGTTACTCGTTGACATTCTGATTCTCAAAGCGGCCGACGCCGACGGGAAGAAGCTCTTCGACATTGACCACAAGCCGACGCTCTTGAACAAGGCCGACA